CCAGCCTACACGCATTTTATTTTCGGCTGGTATTTACAAACACTTGTTATACAACGGTTTTTATCATTAATACTTAAAACTATGAATACAATAAAAATGAATTGTGATTGCGGAAAAGTACACGAAGTACAACGTGATTCAGATGCTCCAAAAAATGCAGTTTCAATGGGTTGCAATTGGTGTCCAACTTGCGAAGATACTGCTGATGATTATTATAATGAATGGTATAATTTAATTGATAACGATGATGATGATTCAGATAATAAAACAATTTTACCTGATGATGTTCCTGATAATCAATTAATGTTATTTTCAATAGCAGATGATATTTTAAAAAATAACGTTGTCGTTAAACGTGAACGTTCTGAAACTGTTGTATAACGTTATCAGGCTTGCAGAAGTGGAAAAAAAGCAAGCCTTAATTTTCGATTTTGCCAAAACATTACAGACACAAAAACAACTTTAAATTAAACCTGAACTTGCCATTTTTGCAAACCTGTGTTAGCATTAGTGCGGTTCTTAAAACTGAATGAAATTATTATGCAAAAATTAATAAGTATGATTGATTATGTTTTAGAAAGGTCGGATAAAAGTATTTCAGAATACTCTATTGCCGAAACATTTAAAAACGGAGCAAAAATAACAAATGAAATTTTTGAATATGCAAAGTTTTTAAAAATACCTATAACTATATCAATGTTTATTCCTTGTGATAAAAATGGAAATGTTTTAAACGAAGTAAAAGAATTTGATAATTCTGTTGGTTCAGATGAAAATTATAATAGAGCTTTGAGAAATTACAAAATAGCAAAAGAAAATGTTTTATTTAAAGGTTTTTCTATAAAAGAAAGAAATTGTAATAATTCTTTTTTTAAATACATTGAAAACGGTTTTATATATGTTTATTATTTTAATGAAAAATCACAAAAATTTGAACCAAATACAGATTTTAAAACTATTGAAGATTTAATTCCATATAATTTAGAAATATTAAAAAAATGAGAAGCAAAATATCAAAAAAAATAATGTCCGAAACAACAGAAGAAAAAAAAGAAAAAGCAATTGAATACGCTAAAAAAAGACTGCACTGCAAACATCCAAGAGAAAAAAGAAGCTATATTGGTAATAATCTTTTAAGATGCAATGTTTGTGGTTTAGAATTTTCGTAGCATTGATGCTAACGTTCTCCAGCTTGTTGCAGTTGCAAATATTATTAACTTACAAAAATTATGGATATATTAACTTTTATAAATTCTTTGACAAACGAAGATTTAAACAGAATTAGAAATAGTAAATCAGATGCCGAAGCAAGACGATTATTAAGAGAATACCAAGCCTTGCGATTGCAACAAACTGGTTTTATAGGCAGTTATTCATAAAAAGATGTAGATAATGCTTATAATAAAGGCTTTAAAGATGCGATGCTTAAATATAGGACTGATTTATAATTGACTATAACGTTCGAGTGCTTGGCGAGGTTTTTCGGAATGAGAAACGCAAGCCTTTCAAACTATAACTAAAGATTACAAGTACAAAAAAAACATTAATATTAACCTAAAGCCGAAAATCATCGCAAAACACTTGTTATGCCTTCGTTCTTTTTCAAATCAATTATTAACAAAAAAAATAAAATTATGTCAGAATTAAAAACAGAACATTTAGTGTATATGTCAGACGAAATGTACACACCAATTCACTACAAAGGAATGATAGTTAAACAACCATTTTTTGAAGGTAAAGGGAATCATTCAGTTGCTCAATTAGAAGCGATATGTGAACAATTCAAAGAGTATGTTCATCAGCAACAAATTATTAAACAAAATTGTATGAAGCATATTGTCGAATTAAAGTTTGGTGTAGAGTTTCCACAGAATGAGGCATAACGGCAGATGCTACACGATGGCTGGGAAAAACACACACCCAGACTTCGGATAATGACATATTAAAAAGGTGCAAAATAAACTTTAAATTAAACAATTAATCCAGCTATTGTGTAGCATATGTTACCAGTAGTTAAAATATTTATAAAGATGAACATATTTGAAAAATTTACAGAATTAATAGACATAGAAAATCCAAAGTTTGAAGAAACTGGAAAAGTTCACGATTGGAGAAATTACGTGCCTTATGATTGGCAAACAAATTGGTTTGAATTTTCTGAACGTGAACGGCAAATAATCGCAGTTATGGCAGAAACGCAAGCTGATAGCGAAGTATGGGATTAATTACTGGTAACGTTTTGCGGCTTGTAGCTGAAAGGGATTTAGAAGCACAATGTTTCAACTTTGCACTACTGCCGATTAGAACCACAAATGATGAATGTAGCACATCAACCCTTTTTGCTACAAACCGCTGTTATGTGCTGGGCGGTTTATCAGCACGAAATTTAATTTAAAAAACAAATGCAAACACAAATTTTAATCGGATTATTTATCTGTCATTTTTTAGCAGATTACACACATTTATCAACTGCTTGGATGCTTAATGCAAAGCGATTAGGTAAACCATTCATTCCTATTCTTACTCACGCAATGGTGCATACATTATTGATGGGAATATTTTTAGGATGCTTAGGAATTTCAAACACAATTTTATTGATGGGATTTCAATTAATTACTCACTTCTTAATTGATGTTTGGAAAGGAAAAATGAATATTTGGTTTCCTTTTTTACAATCGCCTGCAAACAAATGGCATTGGATTATTTTCGGTTTAGACCAATTATTACACGCTTTAGTAATTATTAAAATGGCTGATTACGCAATGTTCGGGTAATATTGTGTTTAACGTATCGGTGCTTGTAGATGCCAGCCTACACGCATTTTATTTTCGGCTGGTATTTACAAACACCTGTTATAATAAGTAGCGGGTAATTAAAACAAAAAGTAATTATGGATGCAAAAGAAAAAGCTAAGCAAATTGTAAATAAAATAAAGGATGATTTATTTAACAAAAGAAATATAAAAATAACTGATGAGGATGCAGTATTATGTGCATTAATAGCAGTTGATGAGATTATAAAATCAATTAATCCTTTTGGTATGTTTTTAGGAAAAGATTATTGGGAGGAAGTTAGAGATTATCTTGAAAACTACTAAACGTAGCTATTTCTTATAACGGATTAGCGGTTGGCGTTCGTTGCCGACTTTGGAACACGAAATTTTAACTTAAAAATAAACTTGATATGGAAAACAACACTTCACTTAACCAAGAAAACGGCAATGACGCTAACCGCTTGTTAGCACCAGTTATTTTTTGGCAACGCTTTGACCAAGTTAAACCACAAGGCGATGCGGAATATTTGGTGTGCAATACAGATGGTGTTATTCGAGTTAGTTACTATAATGGAACGGATTGGGGATATTTAGCTAGTGTAAAAGAAAATATTACGCATTGGTCAATACTTCCAAGTGTGCCAGTCATATAATTGGTGCTAACTTTTTGCAGCTAACAGAAGTGGCTGCTTGTAAGAACTTCTGAATTATAAACCAATGCTTTTAGCAGCCATTTTTGTTAGGTGCTGTTATAGCCAGTTATTATTAATCAAATGGAAATAATAGTTTTAGGTGAAAAAATAGACACCAAAGAAATTACAGCTATCTGGGAGATAGAAAAGGAAAAGAAAATGTTTCTTAATCGGGAAGCAGGGTTTGTCATTAAGTTTATGGATGGTTCAACCAAAGTTTTTAAAGAGAATATTCCTTATGAAAGCTATGCAAGTGAGATAGCTTACAAAAAGGGAAAGTGGTCAAAACTTCAAAAAGAAGTCACTGAAAAATGGGAGAAAGACAAACACGATTTGCAAGAGTTTGGATTTGATGTTAAGGTCAGTTTATAATTGGCTATAACGTTTTGCAACTTGTATAAGTGGCGTTGATTTAACCAAAACACAACAAACACAAAAGAATATTAACTAACCTATCCGACTAACCTAAACAAGCCATTTATACAAATTGCTGTTATAAGAAGTAGCGGGTATAAACACAAATAGTAATTATGAAAACAAATAGATTATCAATTTTAGCAACAGCAATGATGTTAAGTTCATTTGATCAAACGAATAGAGAAGATTTTGGAACTATACAAGAATTTAAACACACCCCAAAACCAAAAGAGCCAATTATTCCAAAAGGACACATTCATTATTGGTTTAGAGCCGATGGAACTTTTTTAAATGAAAAGCAATGCGAAAGAATGTTAAAAGAAGATTGTGTTTTTGAATGTTTTGCTCTTAACGATAAAAATGCGATTAAGAAGTTTAAAAAATTTTCAAATGAAAACGAATAGTAGCTATTTCTTATAACAGCCTGATTGGCGATGGTTTTAATCTCGCCAATCATTTGTTAAAAATTAAATAAATAAATATGAAAAATAAAAAAACAAATTTACTAATATCATTTTCAGTCAATATGATATTAAGCCAAGTAGTTGAAAATATTTACGCAAGTACTCTTTTTTTATTTATTGCTACTTACTTTGCAACAATGTATATAATTAAAACCCACTCAAAATAGAGTGGTTTTATTTTTTATCCAATTTAAAACAAAGAGCAGTACAAATAGTATTCCTATAAGCCAAATAAAGCGATTTGCGACTATTTTAATAGTTTCTGAATAGTCAATATGCTTTTCTTTTTTTTCTTCTTTAAAATCAACGTTTTGCTTTTCCTTAATTACTTCTTTAGAATTGTTATAAATAACTCTTGTATTGTAAATTGTATCTTTTCCTAAAAGTATAGGTTTGTCAAGATTTACAGGCTCTAAAGTAAAGCTATTACTAAACTTTGTTATATCGGTTTCAGTTTCGGTTTTAACTTCCGTTTCTTCACTTGTTTTTTTTATAGTTCCGCAAGACGTTAAAACTAAAAGTAATATTATACTATACTTCATATTGATTCATTATTTCGATTATATTTTCTTTTGAATAACCTGCACTAACTAATAGATTAACAATTATTTCTATAACTTCTGAACTTGTGAAATCATTATCTTCACTTTCAAAACTATATTTTTTTCCGTATGATTGAATTTCTATTTTCATAAAAAGTTATTTGTTTTAAATTTTAAATAATTCATATAAGCACTATTACCTATTTCGTTAGTACTATCACAGTCCTCACATTGCATAAGTCTTTTAATAGTTCCTAAAGCGGTAACATTATTTTTAAGCAAAGTTACATTTTCTGAACCGCAACAACTACAACTATATTTTAAGTTCCCACCTAATACTCCAGCGTGTGTATTTGGTTTAATATAATTTTGCATTGTTAAAAATACATCTTCTAAAACTATAATGTCCCCTTCGCAATAAACTACCATTTCTCTCATAGCCTCTTTAGAGCCTTTTAAAACGTCTTTCCACATATCAAAACCTCTATGTTGAACCTTTGCCCCTACTCCTAAAAATTGAGCTATGTAATCTAATTTATTAGAATTAAAATTAAATCCGTTTTTAGCTTTTTTTAAAGTATCTAAAGTTTTATATTGTGGAAACATTGGCACCCTATGAAAAATACAACGTGTGCGAATCCATTTTATATCGAATCTATCCCCATTGTGAGCAATCAATTCGTCAGCAGTATTTGCAACGTTTACAAACTCGATTAACATTTGTTTGTCGCATTGATTTTTATCCCACGTTAAACTATGTATTTTATCTTCACTTTCCCACTTGTAAGAAATACAAATTATTTTACGTTCTTCTATAATGTCGTGTGGTTGTAAACTTAAATTGTAACCTATACGCCACGCATAACATATATTTGGACTTGTTTCGATATCAAAAAATAATCTTCTTATTTGATGTTGTGGCTCTCGAAGTTTTAGTAGTTCTACTTCTTGCTCTTTTGAAAGTCTGTATCTATTTCTTAAATTAAATTCAAGTCCTAACTTTCTGACTTCTGCATTATTTAACCTATAACGTCTGTTTTTGTTTGGTTTCATAATTTTTTTTATATATTTGCATCACACAACAACAAAAAAGTTGGTCAAATCAAAAACCTGGGAAAATTAACCGATATTATGTATCGGTTTTTTTTATTTTACCAACGTGCTTTTCTTCCTCTAATATCGTAATGCGTAAAAGTAGGATAAATACCTATTCCGCCCTGTTTCATTTTACCACTTTCAATAAGTCCTTCAATTACTAAAGCTACTTCTTTAGGTGTCATTCCTACAACTTTAATATCAGCAGCAGTGCCTCTCAAATGTTGGCTATCTTTAACACCACCTATTTTAGCGTTATATTTTGGACTTCTATAACCGCTTGTAATTGTAATAGGTTTATTTATTGCAGTTCTTAAAACTTCTAAATTTCTCGCAAGTTCAACAATATTTAAAAGTGCGGAGTTCGGAATATCTGAACCATCTTTACACTTAAATTCTTCTAAACTAAAGTTCTTTGTTATCTTTGCCATTTTTTTTTATTTTATTTGGTTAATATCTTCTTTTACTTCTTTTGCTCTATTTAAAATTGTTTTTAATAGTTTCCAAATGTCAACTTTTAAAGCCTCTTCTATATTTTCTTTAATGCTTACAAGTTCTATAAAAATTAACAATATTGTAACTAATTTCGTAAACATAAATTTTATAGTAAAATGCACCATTACAAATTCATTTAATAAAAGATTATCAATTACAAATAGTAATAAAATAGTAATTTGATATAATAGCATTTTGCTTACAATATTAGATAATTTTCGGGAGCGAATAGAACGCCACCCATTTAATTTAACGCTTTTAAATATGCCTGTAAACGTGTCCAACAAAATAGCAAAACCCACCGCAATAAGTAATCCATAAATAGGAGCGAAGAACATTAATAGTCCTGTGGTTATATAATTAAGATATGTTCTCATTATTCGAATAAATTAAATATTGTGCATTTGCAGGAATTTCACAATTCACTTTCTTAAATAAGTTAGGAAAATCAATCAACGCTTGTTCTCCGTTTTCAATAACTACTATGTAATTATTATCATTTGTTATTTGAATTATATGCTCCATTATGCAGTAAAGTATTGAGTTGTTAAACGTACTACTTTTGGATTTGAAGATGCTTGATTCATTACAATTTGAAAACCATTATTTGCTGAATTTGACCTAATATATGCATCGAAACCACTTGTAGTACCTACTGTTTCTGATATTGTCATTTTACCTAAAGCTGGATACAATATATTTAAAGCAGATGTAAGTCCGTTAGGTTTTACAGGAGTTGGAAAATTATTCATAAAATCCATTACAACAGAAGTTAAAGCAGTTCCAGATGTACCATAAGCTAAAGTTACATTTAAAGTAACTAAATTACCAATTTTAGTCCAATTGTAAGTGTGTGAAGTTGCACCACTTGGAGCAGTTGTACCAGTCCATGTAATAGTTCCTGTATAAACTCCTTGATTTGATTGTGATTTTGAATAATAAAGCGTATCAAAATAAGTCTTTAAATTAGCTTTTATATTTGACCAGCTTAAACGCTTCCAAAGTGAATTGGTAACATCAAAAGTTAGTAAACTATCAGTATCAATTGGAGTAGTGTAATTTGTACTTGTAACGTTGTGTAACTCTTCAAGTTCATAACCATTATCAACTTTTACAAATATACTTCCGTTATTTGCGTGTGCGTGAACTACATAACCAATAATTACCAAATGACTTGGCGCAGTTGGTTTTACATTTGTAACATTTCCTGCAGTTGTTGGACTTAAATATAATACATCCCCATCAGTCCACGTTTCGCCCTGCAAAGAACCCGTAGTATTTATATTTCTAATTAGTCCGCTTGTAGTTATAAAACCCTCTTGATTGTTGTCTATATTTTCAGTAACAAGTCCAATAGTTTCAGCACTCAATAAATCATTTGTAGCTTGCGCTAAACCTACTTTTAATCTTTGACCTTGCGCTCCTGTAATTCTAACCGCTTTATATTGACTTTCTAAAAGATTAGCACCTACTTTATTAACGACTCTTACAAGTTGCTCCTGCCCTAATTGAAGTGTTACATTACCACCTTTTAAACCTAAATCTAAAGTTCCATCGGTATCATTCCATTTTAATTTACCAACCTCGCTTGTTTCAACTGCTGTAGTATCAAATTGAATAGCAGGAGTTTCAATTAATTTTCTTGATATTGTTTTATCTGGTAGAACAGTTAAAGAATTTGTAATATTATTTTCTAAATCAGTGGTTAATAAAACTGTTTCTCCATTTAATAATCGAAGATATTGTTCGTATGATATTGTATTTTTTTGTACAAGTTGAACATTTAAAACCTTATCGTTTAAATCTACATCTTGCGTAGCTCCTGTATATGGTACTAAATTAGTAACACTTGGTATAGTTGGCTTATTATCCAAATCTTCATAATCATTCGAAAAAGCAACTGAACCTAAATCGCTTTCATTAGCCTTTAAATTTAAAGCATTTTGTAAGTCTGTTTGATTGTTTAATGTTCCGTCAATTTCGCCCCACGATGCACCGCCACCGCTAACAGAATTAATATTAACCTTTATTGCATTTTCAGTTACATTAATATCTATTTGCTCAACTTCTTTAGTTACGTTAATATCTATTATTTCGCTCATCGTGTTACATCATTTGTTATTAGAAAATTACCACTTACATACGTGCGTATAATTCCATCAAAATTAAATTGAATATCGTAAATATAATTATAAGCAGGAATATCAATGATTTGCTCATCTATTTTAAATTTACCTGCAACCGCATCGGTAATTGTTATACCTACATCATCTGTAGAATCAAAATTTAATACAATAGCACCGCCATAGTTTTGTCTAACTTGCATTTTTATAACTGTATCTGACAAATCAATAGCGACATTATCTTTTTTTATTTCAAAAGGTACAGCGTAAAATGTATCGCCTCTTTTATGTGTGAAATTTAAACTCATTTATTTAACATTTTAGCTCTTAAAAATAAATCTTCATCTATATACTCGTTTTGTAAAAACCAACTGCCAAAACTCGGCTTATTTGGATTCACAACGTTATCACTACTACAACGCCACTCGGGTAAATTCTTTTTACAAAGCCATCTATACATACGCTCCGCAAACATATCCGCCTTTGCTCTCATTTCGCTTACTAAATTAGATAACATTTTACTATCAATTGCCGAAGTATTAGCAGGAGTTGGTAAAGCAATCCCATTGTTACCAATTGTAAACGCTCCAATCTTTAAAAACTCTAAAGCACCTTGACGAATTAAAAAAGGTTTAATGTAATTTTCGTATAACGTCAAGTAATCCCCTTCTAAAGTTTCGGTATCGTATTCGTTACAAATCTTATCGTATAAATCCTCTCCTAACAATTCTTCTAATCTTGTAATTTGAGCGTCTAAAATGCATTGACGTAATCTGTCTACATCGATATTCCCACCTAAAGGAGTATTTTCTGTTATTTCGTTATCTTTTAAAAGTATTATCATTACTTCAATTTAAAATAGTTATTGCTTGCTTGTGCAGGTTGTGCTACTAAAGGGTCATTCTCTTGCCATTTTGCCTTTGGTCTATCCGCAGGGTCTAAAGCTAAAATCATTTTTCGTGCTTCGTTTACGCTTAATGAATTATTACCTTTTCGTAAGTAAATTTTACGCATCCAAAAATGCTTACAATTCACACCGCCTTTGTAGAAAAATAAATTATATGTATCTGCACCTTCAGGACCGAACCCAGGATTAACAACTTTACTACCTGCCAACTCTATATCTTCTTTTCTGTAAACCTTATCAGCTTTTATCATTTTATTGCAAAATTCTCTTTGTCCTTCAGGATTACCACCATACGAATAACGTATTTTAAAAAGGCTTGTATCTTGCTCGCTTGTTACATTTGGAAAAGAACTCGGCACTTTCGCTAATTGCAAATGCATTTCGCTAATTGTAGGCTCTCCACTCATTGGAACTTCATCAATCAACTCCCACTCCTCATCGTTAATTTCTTCGCCTAAATTAATTAAATCATCAGCTATTAAATCAGTTCCCTCTTTTTTTTTTGATAAACTTAATGCAGTTTCAGGAGTTTGCTTTTGTCTCAAACTTAAAAATTCAAGTCCTGTTAATCCTTTTACGAACTCTATTGCATCAATAATATTTTCCTGAATAGGTTGTATAACGTTTAAATACGTTTCATTAAAAGCGGTTTCTATTTCTTCGGCATTTGAGCTGAATCCTGTGCTTTTTGTAATACCTAAAATAGCTCCAGATACAACTTTGTGAGCTATACATATTTTATTCTGTGCCTCTTGCGTTAAGAAGTCGTATTGCTTATGTGCATCGCTAACTTGTAATGCCGAAATTGTAGTTTCACTTTCTTTATTATCGTTAAAAGACAATAAGAATTTACCTGCGTTTGTGCTACCTGTTAATTGGTTTCTAATTTGTCGGCTAAACTTGTTTAAATCCTCTTCGCTTTCAGGCTTGCCACCATTGACATTGATAACGTGTCCGAAAGACATTCCGTTTTTTATGTGGTTAACGTAGTAGTTAGCAAGTTCACTCTCAACTTCGCAATAAGGTAACGCAGAAATGTAACTCGGATTACCAAAATAGAATTGTCCGACTTGGTTTGACTTAATTACAAAGACTTGGTTTTCTGTTTTTTTACCAAATCCGTAAGTAGGTATTCTTTTAGGTGGGTATTTCTTTTGGTCATCCCAATCAAAGCAAAACCAATACGCTCTAATTTCGCCATCTTCGGCTTTATTTGGTAAAAGCTTATTCTTTTCAATGTGGTAAAGATTACCTTTTGGAGTTACTTCGAAACATGCCTCTCCAAATAATACCATATCAAAACAAATTTTTCTTGCATCTGTTTTAGATATAAAATTTTGCTGTATGTTTAAACCTAATCCATAAACATAACGTGCATAAGAATCTATAATAGCGGAGTTTGTAGGACTTCCGTAATACGCTGCTATAATATCTTTATACATTTGGTTGTTTTCCCCATTCATTACCCAATCGTTATTAGGACTTTCTTTGATTTCAGGGCGTACATATTCCTTTGCTAATTTTAAAACTTCTATTTTCATATTGCTTTCGCTTTACTTCTGTAAATTAATTTATCTTCTCCTTTAATTTCAAGTGTATAAGTGCCATTTAAGACAAAGTTATAATCGAATTGAATCAAACTATATCCGTCTACTATTTCGCACTCTAAATTGTTTATAACGCTTTTAGTATTTGTAAGTTCGTGCCATAAAGTAAGAGTTACAAAAGGCTCGTAAACCCTATGTAAAAATCTTAAGTTATGCGTTTCGTTATCTGTAATAAAGTAGTCCATACTTTAATAACGTAATACTTTATTTTTTTTACATAAAAAAAACCGCCCTAAAATTAATTAGAGCGGTTAAAAAAAAATGGAAGATAAAATTAAACTACTGGAGTTTCTCCAATGTATGAATTTTGTACCGTTGCTAATAATGCTGTTTTAGCACTTGAAGATAAAAACGGAGCGAAGTCAGGTTCTTCTGCTGTAAACTCAAATGTAAATCCATTTAAATCCCCTTTTGCAAGTCCTGTAACTGCTGAACCATTAGTAGCTTTAGCCGAGTTTTTGTAACCCATTAATTTAACGTTTCCGTTATAGTCCTCAACGAAAACTATAATTCTGTTACGCATCATTAATGATAACTCTTCTTGAGTTTCAGGGTCTAAAATTGGTAAATTACCAACTAAAACTTGCGAAATAAATTTCGTTCCGTTATCCCAATTGATATTAGGCGTTTCTGTTAATCCTTGCGTATTACTTGAAAATTCGTATTTAAAGGTTTCGTCTAACGTTCCTAAAGATGCTACAACTTGAGCAGTCGCAGTTATTCCATAGTCAGCATATAAACCAATAAATATATTTTT